AGATGCAGCAACAAGAGCTGCAGATTAAGCAGATGGAAGCTCAGACCAAGCAGCAGAAACTGATGATCGACGCTGCCGCAAAACAAGACCAACTGGAAATCGAGCGCGAGCGCATCGCCGCCCAGAAGGAAATCGCTGGCCTACAGGTCGGCGCAAAGATTGCTACGGACAAGGCAAACCTGTCTTCGAAGGAGCAACTCGAGGGGCTGAAGTTGGGCGTAGAAATTGCCCGTGAAGCTTCGGCACCTGCAAAGCAACCCCCTGTTTCCCAACCCCCAATGCCTAAGGAGTAATAATGGATGACGACGTCCTAAAGTATCTTTCGCGGAAGATACAAGAAGAGCTTAAAATCATCGAGAACGACATGGCTCTTGGCCGTGCCGAAGACTTCGGTGCCTATAAGTATGCCTGCGGCATTTACCGCGGGTTGTTAGTCGCAAACGGGCTCATTGCTGATCTCGCACAACGTATGGATACAGAAGATGACTGATATTATTGGTGCGGCCAAACCCGCACTGGTTGATCTCGCTGGTAAGCCCATCCCCAAGGTTGGCGCTGCCCCCGAACTGCCGCTCGAAGAACGAGCTAAGCAACTCCCCACCCCCTCAGGCTATCGAATCCTGTGCGCTATTCCGCACGTAGAAGAGAAGACCGAAGGCGGTGTCTTTAAAGCCGACATTACCATTCAGCACGAAGAATTGCTTACCACGGTTCTGTACGTCATGAAGATCGGCCCGGATGCTTACGGGGACCCTACTCGGTTCCCCAGTGGTCCGTGGTGCCAAGAGGGTGATTTCATCCTTGTGCGCCCCCATGCTGGCACTCGAGTAAAGATTCATGGCCGCGAGTTCCGACTCATCAATGATGATTCGGTCGAAGCAGTTGTGGAAGAGCCACGCGGGGTTTCGCGCGCTTAACGGGAGCGTTTCCCGTACATAGGAGAAGTACCATGGCTAGTAAGCCGGACGATGATTTCGAGTTCGAGATCGAGAATGAAGATACCCCTGTTCCTGATATCCAAGTAGAAGACGATACTCCTGAGCAAGACCGCGGGCGTGAGCCTATGCCCAAGGAGATTGTCGAAGAGCTCGAGGCAGACGAGCTGGAGGAGTACTCCGACAAGGTAAAGACTCGTCTTAAGCAAATGAAGAAGGTGTGGCACGATGAGCGCCGCGCCAAGGAGCAGGCACTCCGGGAGCAGCAAGAGGCTATCTCGGCTACCCAGCGCCTGCTTGACGAGAACCGCAAGCTCAAGAGCACCCTGACCAAAGGTGAAGAGTCACTGCTGTTCAGCTATAAGCAGTCCGCAGAGTATGAGACTGAAGCTGCCCGACGTGCGTACCGTGAAGCCTATGAAGCTGGAGATACTGATAAAGTACTCGCAGCCCAAGAACAGCTTAGTGCGGCCACTTATAAACTACAGCAGATCAATAATTATCGACCCCCTTTACAGCCTGAAGAAAAGGCAGTAGAATACTAAGCACAGCCTAGTGTTATACCTAAGCCGGATACTAAAACCCTTGCGTGGCAAGAGCGCAATACATGGTACGGTTCCGACACGGAGATGACATCGGCGGCTCTCGGGCTTCATCAGAAGCTCGTGAATGAACGTGGTCCGCAATTTGCGGGCACCGACGAATACTGGGCGACCGTAGACAAAACTATGAGCCGTCGATTCCCTGAGTATTTTGGGGAAGCACTTGAAGCTGATACCGGCGATACCAGAGAAATCGCGCGGAAGAGGAACGTCGTTGCTCCAGCCTCACGCAGTCGATCCCCCAGAAAGATCGTACTGAAACAGTCACAGCTGGCGATAGCCAAGAAGTTGGGATTGACCCCCGAGCAGTATGCCCGGGAACTCGTGAAGACGGAGAATTAATATGACACAGATTACTCGTACCCCGCGTGAAACTCTTACCCGCAAGACCAGCGAACGACCGACCTCTTGGCAGCCTGCATCCACGCTGCCGGAACCAGATCGAGAACCCGGATACTCCTATCGGTGGATTCGTGTTTCAACGCTTGGGAAGGCCGATGCCCGTAACGTATCTTCCAAGATGCGCGAAGGGTGGGAACCGGTACGCATCGAAGAACAACCTAAGTTCCAGATGCTGACTGATCCGGATAGCCGCTTCAAGGACAACATCGAAGTGCAGGGACTGTTGCTCTGTAAGACCCCCAATGAGTTTATGGTTCAGCGCAAGGAATACTTCGCTAACAAGAACCGGACTCAGATGGAGTCGGTAGACAACAACTTCATGCGCGAAAGCGATGCTCGTATGCCCCTCTTCCGAGAGAAAAGGTCTACGACATCATTTGGCAAAGGCAAGTAAGCTAGGAGCTTATTAAATGGCATATCCTTCTGTGTCAGCCCCCTACGGGCTGTTGCCGATCAACTTGATCGGTGGGCAGGTTTTTGCTGGTGCTACGCGTCAGATTCCAATCGCTACCAACTCCGCTACGGCCATCTTCTATGGTGACGTCGTGAAGCTGGACAGCACTGGTTATCTGGCGAAGGACACCGGCACGACTGCCGCTACTCCTGTCGGAGTTTTCCTTGGTTGCTCGTATACCGATCCGACCTTTGGTAAGACCTTCCGTCAGTCCTACCCCGGTACCACGAACGTGACCGACGTTGTTGCCTATGTGCAGGACGACCCGGATGCGTTGTTCAAGGTTGCTGTAGTGTCGTCTGGTACCACCATTAGTAGTATCACTCGCGCTTCAGTGGGCAAGAACTCCACACTGGTGCAGAACTCGGGTAACTCCATCACTGGTAACTCGCGGGTGGCTGTCACTGCCACCACTGCAAACACTGCAACGCTGCCGGTTCGTATTATTGATGTCGTGCCTGAAACTTCGCCTGCAGGTAGCCCCGGTTCTTTCACCGAGGTTATCGTCAAGTGGAATCAGGGTATGCACCAGTACCTCAACCCCACTGGCATCTAAGGAGATTTGAACAATGGCAATTTCACGCGCACAGCTTCTTAAGGAGCTCTTGCCCGGTCTGAACGCTTTGTTCGGTCTGGAATACGCCCGCTACGGCGAAGAGCACAAGGAAATCTTCGAAACGGAGAGTTCCGAGCGTTCGTTCGAAGAAGAAACCAAGCTGTCGGGCTTCTCGGCTGCTCCGGTTAAGAACGAAGGTTCTGCTATCGCCTACGACAACGCGCAGGAAGTCTTTACTGCTCGCTACAACCACGAAACGATTGCCCTCGGGTTCTCGCTCACGGAAGAAGCGATTGAAGATAACCTGTACGACTCGTTGTCGGCACGGTACACCAAGGCTCTGGCTCGCGCCATGGCCTACACCAAGCAGACCAAGGCTGCTGCGGTCCTGAACAACGGCTTCGACACCGATTATCCCGGTGGCGACGGTCAACCTCTGTTCTCGGCTTCGCACCCGCTGGTCTCCGGTGGCACCAACTCGAACATCCCCAGCACCCCGGCTGACCTTAACGAAACCTCGCTTGAGGCCGCGGTCATTCAGATTGCTGCGTGGACTGACGAGCGTGGCTTGCTGATTGCAGCTAAGCCTAAGAAGCTGGTGATTCCGCCGAGCCTGATGTTCGTTGCTACCCGTCTGCTTGAAACCGAACTTCGCGTCGGCACGGCAGATAACGACATCAACGCTCTCAAGTCGAATGGCTCGATCCCGGAGGGTTACACTGTTAACCACTTCTTGACCGACACCGACGGTTGGTTCCTGACCACCGACGTGCCAAACGGCCTGAAGCACTTCGTGCGTACCCCCATGCAGAATGGCATGGACGGCGACTTCGACACGGGCAACGTCCGTTACAAGAGCCGTGAGCGTTACAGCTTCGGCTGGTCGGACCCGCTCGGCATGTACGGCAGCGAAGGCGCAGCATAATAGAGTTCCAAAGGCTTGGCCTAAGGAAACAGGGGGAGGGGGAGCGGGAAACTGCTTCCCCTCTTTCTTTTTTAATGCAACGCTGCTACTATTACTTCACTAGGTGAATTACTCGCGCTGACTGTCCTAGCAGACTTAGTAGAGACGGTGCGGGGTTGAGCTACTACTCGGAGAGATTACATGGCTAATACTACCTTCAGCGGTCCCGTTCGTTCGGAAAATGGCTTTCAGACCATTTCTACCGACCCCAACACTGGCACTCAGACCGTCACTGCCACCATTGGTGCAGCTACTTCGGTTACTACCTTGAGCGCGACTGGTAACATCACCGCGGACAGCAATGTCGCTCTTGTCGCTGGCGGCGCAGCTGCGTTCATTGCAACCAACACTGCCAACAGCATGGGTATCTATGTGGGTTCGGGCGCTCCGACCGTGTCGGCAGCACAGGGTTCGCTGTACCTGCGTAGCGACGGCTCATCGACCTCGACCCGTGCGTATATCAACACCAACGGCACTACCGGTTGGGCTGCGATCACGACCGCTTCGTAATTAGCTCGATAGGAGGGCTATAGAGCCATGCAAACTGACGTCTTATCCGCCCATCTTAATCAGTCTGGGCTGCTGGTTCCCGAGCGTGTGCGTCTCAAGGGGGTTATCGGCACGGGCACTAACGTCGCTGGTACGGTAAACATCTGGGACTCCGTTGTCGCACCAACGTCGGCTACTTACGGTCGTTCGGGAAACACCATCACGGTTACCAGCAACGCTCATGGTAGACTGGCCGGACAGAATGTGGGTCTTACCTTCGCTGCTGGTGGTGCTACTAACGGTAATTACATCATCCAGACGGCGGCTACCAACACGTTTACTGTAACCGACCTTAACGCCGGTACGGTAGCCCCCGGTACGGCTTGCGGCATTAACACTCGGTGGTTGATGTCTTTCGACACCAACGCTACTAACGACGTTGTTACGTTGTTAATTCCCGGTGAAGGCATTGTGGCGCGGAACGGCATTTATGCTGCGATGGCGAACCAGACCAGCCTCACCATCTACTACGGTTAACACAAGGACGCAGCGTAATGGGTATTGGTAAGGTTCTCGGCTCCATCTCCCCGGTAGCGGGAGCGCTCACTGGCAAG